GGTAAGTTTTGTTGTTACCTAGATTATAGTGAAAAAACAATTCAATGAATGGATTGTCTTTGTTGTGTTTGTAAGGTACAATACGAACAACTTGTGTACCTGGCTCAGGTTTCCAAAAGTTTTCTTTTGTTGAAGTTGTTGATTGTAATTGTGAAAGTTTGGATTTTATTGCATTTATATCCATTTGTACTTCTCCTGTGTTTTATTGTTTATCGTTTATTATTTATGGTTTACATGAAACCATATAACCTATTTTTTACTCGTGTATAAATATACGAATAATTTTATTTCTATACAAGCTTTTTTTTTATTTTTTTGAAATTAATCCTTCAAGATAATATTTAAGTGTGTCCTCTGGTTGTGCACCTAGAAAAGAAACTGATTCACCCCCACTAGAAATCATAACTGTTGTTGGAAGGCTTCTAGCGTTAAATGACATTGCCAAATCTTGAGATTCTTCAACATCAACCTTATAAAAATCTATTTTACCACTATATTGTGGAGTAACTTTGTCGAGCACCTGCCCGAACATTCTACAAGGTCCTCACCAATCCGCTTTAAAAGTTATAAAAATTGGTTTGTTTATTAAATTTTTACCGTCTTTAAATATCGTATCTAGTTTATCTTTTGTTAATTTATTCATCACAATCACAACCACAATCTTTTTTCCATTTATCTATTGGACATTCAGCAACAGCATAATGAACTTTTACATTCATAAAACAACCACAATGTGTACATCTACCATCTTTTTTATTTGTATCCGGATTAGTTTCATCATAAAGAAGATGAGGGCACTGTTTACAAATTGCCCATCTTCGTTCGGCTTCTTCTGTAGTCGTGATTGTTTGAGAGCCTCGTAACCATGCTTTGAGAGATTTCCAATGAGTTTTAGCTATGTCTCGAGCCATCTGAGATGCTGGTGGAAGTTTCTTTTCTTCCCTCAACATCTCTTCAGTTTCTTTGATACACTCTAGTTCTTCTTGGGTTGCCTCTCTGTCTCTTGTAACTTTGGGTTTGAACTTGAAGCTCACTTAACTCCCAAATGTCTAATAAGTTTGTCTACTTTTTGTTCTATTCTTTGAAATCTAGCCTCTAAATTAGGTGAAATACTTCCACCTGAATTTTGATTTTGAATATTTTTTTGAGACTTAATTCTTTCTATGATGGTAGACGATGGTTGTAAGTTAGGAAGATGGTCATTATCTTTTGCCCATTCATCATATGATTTACCCCACTCTTCCAATTGTTCATCTGTAGCATTGTTCATTGGAGGTCTTGGAGGATCTGATTTTGGTCGTGGTCTTTTTAGAATTTCTTCTACTGGTTGTATTTTTGGAAGATGTTCATTTTCCTCAGACCATTTTTTATATTCTTCTTTCCACTTATTAATCTCATCATTTGTTGCACCATGAAATGGAACTTTCGGTGGTGGACTTTTAGGTCTTGGTGGTGCAGGTATGTCCTCACCGTTTACCCATTTTGTGACAGTTTCTTTATCTCTAAAACCACATAGTTGATTACCAGTAGAGCCATCTATAAACCACGGTGTCCCACATTGTTTACCATATTTTTTACTTAATTCATTTTTTAAACCAACATTGTCTGGTTCTTTTAGGTCAAGTTTTAAAATATCATGACCTTTTTTAATTAATTCATCAACAATAGGTTCTGCTTTTTTACAAAATCCACATCCCACTGAATAGAAATAATATAGAGTAGACTCTTCAGGTGAGTTATTTTTTTGATTTGTAGAATTTTTATCAGTTGAAGTTTCTTGTTTTACTTCTTCTAAAACTTCTTTTTCTTTTGTTTTGGCCATAACCATTATCTCCTGTAACTTGTTATTTCATATATAAATATATATAAATTTAAAAAACCCATTAAATTTTTTCTATTTTATATATTCTTGTGTTTATTTTATTTAATCCATCTGAATTTGTTATCAATAACATATTCTTAAAGTTTTCCCACGGTATCGTAAATTTTGGATTTAGGATACCATTATTTAAATTCTTTATACATTCGTTTAATGCATTAATTGTATATAACGTATTCGAGTGTTTTTTTCTATGTAATGATATGGTTCCACTTACTAGATTATAATCTACTTTTTCTGTGGTATCAACATTATATGTACATATTAATTCATTTATATTATCTTCATTTTGTAATACATAAATCTTATTAAACACAATCGTATAAGTATTAATAATTTCTTTGACCGTGTTATCAAGTCCATCTTTAGTTGTAAATGTACATAGTAGTTGTGTTCTCATTATTTTTTCCCATGTTTAGCAAAACACTTTTTAAATTCAGGTGACCATTGATATACAGTTTGTAATTTACCTAATTTACCAGTCTTAGAACGAGCGACTTTAACACCAATTGGTATTCTTTCACCTTCAGCTGTTATCGCATATACAATTCTTTTACTACCTGTTGTTCTACCTTTTTGTGTTCCACTAACACCTTTTTGTTCTACGGCCTCACCCACCTCAAAGTTTTTAATAAAGTCATTTTTATTTTTTATACCTGGCATACATTTTTTTAACACCTCACCATCAACTGCTAAACCAGCATGATTTGTTTCAAACATACCTGGAAACTTGTGAACACCTGTTTCTGATTGTTCATCAATGGCTTCTAAATGAAATTGTTTAAATATTGTGTTGGCTTCAAGAAATGTTCCTAATCCAACCTCTTTTCCATCAACATCCATTTTAATACTATCATTTTGTTTAATGTAATCTGATTCAATTTGAATTGTTCTATTTCTTATTTCTTCAATTTTTTCATCTACATCTGGTGCACCTTTACTAGCGTATCTTCTATTTAATCTATCCATTAAAGTAATTTGTGCCTCTGTTGGTTCTACTTCTCTATTTTCATCTGACATCATTTTCATAAAGGCTTCCATTTTTTCTTCTTCGGTTGGATTATCTGATGTTAAATAAGATTTTAAATTTTTATTATTTAAAGCTGATTTGACTTTAGTTGATGTTTTACTTTTATCAGGCCCATCAGGTCCTTCATCACTTGTTGCACTTTTCACAACTTCAGACATTGGAACTTTATCTAAAAAGAATTTAGCTGGTTCAGCACCCACAGTCTTTAATTCATTTTCAATTTTTTCTCTCTCTTCTATTAATTCTATCTGAGCACCTTTTATTTGTTCACCCTCTTCCTCAGTTATTTTACCTTGTTCAACTAAATTGTCAATATTCTTTTCATTTGCTTTAGCTTCTGCTCTTAATGATGATTGTGCTATAATAGCATCGGTACTATCTTTATCTGAATGAAATAACATTATTACTTTATTTGATTTTGAATCAAAAACCAATGTAGCGGTATCGGATGGATTATCACCACCTCCACCTGAATTTATTAATTCAATAGCTTCTTCCATAGGAACAGGTTTACCACTTGGCCCTATAACTTCTTTACCTTCTAAATCATTTATCATAGATTTAAATGATTCTTTATGTCCATAATAATTTTTAACTTGTGAATTTTCAAAATTATTTTTAGAAGCTGCATCCATCGCCTTTTTATGTTTTCTTTTACCAGCTCTTATAGCTATTAGTAATTTACTATATTGACCTGGATTTTTACCCTCTGGTATCTCTGATTTTTTTATACCACCGGCCCGTTGACTTCCTTCGTTTTGTTTAAATAATTTAGTTTCACCAAATTGATTCATTAAAGTATCCATTAATTCTTCTTCTGATAAATTTGGATTTTCTTGTAAAATATTTGCAACCTCACCTGATATTATTTCATTCAACATCGAACCAGCGTTACCTGGTGCGGGTTTAAATACTCCCTCTACTGTACTATAACCATATTCTAAACCTAAATTTTTAATTTCATAATCACCAGTTTGTTTTAATTTACCTGGTTCAATACCTTTAAACATATCTGTTGATTTTGTAAAAGTTTTTTCATCCGTATCGTCATCTTTTTCAAATGGTGTATTAGGAATATTGTTTGTTTTTGTTTCTTTTTCTTTTTCTTTATTTTTATCATCTAAATCAGCAGCTTTAACTGCGAGTTGTTTATTTTGATTTTTTTCAAAGTCTTTATCAGATTTATATTGTTTAATTGTAGATAATTTTGTTTCTCTATCTTTTTTATCTTTATCTTTCCATTTAATTATTTTATCATCATCATCTTGTTCATTGATTAAATTCTGGATAACTTCGTATATAACTTTATTTGGTAAATTCAATTCTTCCATTGATTCACGAAGTTCATGGATGTGTTGTGCGTTTTTGGGATTAGGCATTCCATCGTGAACACGATATGCCCATTCTACTAATATATCTTCAATGATTTCTGAAATATGTTTCATATTATAACCTCTTTGTTATGTCTTGCATTTCACCATAATTTAATCCCATTTTGGATTTAGTAAAATGTTTTCCTTCTTCTAAAATTGATTTTATATCTTGCAAAGTTTCCACTCCATCTTGTTGTGAGAAATCAAATAGGAAGCTATCATATCCATATAAAACCAATTTAGTCTTCTTATTATATAAATAGTCTTGAACTTTTAAAATCTTCTTAATATTTGATTCTGTTTCTAACGCTTGAATTAAATAATTGAAAACTTTGTTTCTGTTCAAATCTTCATAATTTTTAAATAATAGTTTCCGTCTATAAATATCAGTTGAAACTAAATTATGAGTATTTATTTCATTCCACTTTTTATTTATATAATTATGTGTTAAATCAAAAAATGGAACTTTTTCTCGTGTTTGTTTATCAATCCCACCATACAATAATTTAAATGTTTTCTGTTTTGACTCTTCATAAGAACATTCATACCATTTTGCTAAATGTTCGTGAACTGATTCTGTACCAAATGTATGATAACCAACTAAATCAGCAATCAATCTTAAATGATAAGCATCAAAGTCAAATTCAACTAAATAATCATTTTCAGCTATGAATCCTTTTCTTTTCTCAGGTGGTAGAGCTGCAAAGTTCACACTTCCAAATGAATTACTTGGACGGCCTGTTGTTGTCCATAGATTGTAATTAGAATATAATTTACCATTTGATATATGTTTCTTTACTCTCATATCAAATATATCACAAATATCATTCGATACTTTGATTCCATTCTTTTCAATGGATGTAAATGCTTTCACAACATCATTCATATAATCATCATTTGAATCAACAATTAAGTTGTCCATTGATTTCACAATATCATTACAATACTCATTATGTTTCGATAATGGTATGATTTCGTTAAGTTTTTTTACATTGTAATACTTGTTTGACAAGAAATCTATTGCATTATTCGTTATATGTTTTTCAAATGGTTTACCTGTATCATCCCAATACAAGTAATTAATATCAGTAACATTGTCAAATTTATAAAAATGATTTAATATTTTTTTATCAGGTGTGAGAATTGAGTGTTCATTCAACCATTTGAAATCTTCCAATACTTTATCTGAATCAGGATGTTTTTGTATTATGAAGAATGATTTATCGTCTTTGGGTTTAACCCATAGTGCTGATAATCCATTGTTTTCGTGTAATGGATGTAAGAATGGTTCTTTAAATATCGGAA